CTTGACAAATAACTGAAACGTCAATAGACTAGGTTTGTCCCGGTTAAAGATAAATAATAGCTTAATATTATAAATATAGTATGAGCTATGAGAATCCCTGGTATTTTAAGGGAACACCTTTTTTATCTGAGGATATTGACGATAACTTCGGTTTTGTCTATCTTATTACAAATACAAGATCGGGTAAAAGGTACATTGGTAGAAAGTACTTCTGGTCATTCAGAAAACCACCTGGTAAAAAAAGGAGAGTAAAGCAGGAATCTGATTGGCAAAAGTATTACGGTTCTTGTCCGGAATTAAAAGAAGATCTCAAACTATACGGCAAAGAGATTTTCAATAGAGAAATTTTAAGTCTTCACGATACGAAGGGTAACTGTAACTACGAAGAGACAAAGCAGTTATTCTTAAATAATGTCTTAAGCGAGGCTCTTGACGATGGGTCGCCCGCGTACTATAATTCCAACATTCTAGGGCGTTACATGCGTAAGGACTATGGTAACTTTGGAAGAGACGTGTCTAAAGACGACTGACTGGGCAATAGATCGTATACATACTCTCTGTGAATCCAATACCTTTACTAGTATTGATGACGCCTTTGCAATTCAAGGTGAATTTTATGAGTGGTTGGACCCAAATTCTCTAACTCATGACATAATCTCACTAGAATACATAGGAGACAAGTATGACTACTAGTCACGGACCTTCTAAAGAATTCAAAGATAGGATTCTAAAAGAATGTAAACGATTGACTTCAGAGGGCGAGCACATTGAAGCATCGCATCTTTTTAGAACTTACTTTCCTGATGAAAAAAAGTTGACTTATGATCATTGAATTATTATTAACATTAACTCCACTTGATTATCAGCATTTAGCAAAAGTTGTTCAAGTTGAAGCAGCACCAAACACGGCAGATGAATTCTGCGTTGCTGCGTCAGTATTGAACCGAGTAGCATCTGATAGATTTCCAAACACAGTTTCTGAAGTGGTCCATGCCCCAGGTCAGTACGAGGGCATATATACTAAGAAATCAATTGTCCCGAATCCAAAACTTGTAGAGAGGTTGAGCTCTGTACAAGGTAGGAATAGTATACTATTATGGTCAAAGGTTCTCGGTGGCAGAACCGACTACAAAGGACAATCTATGTTGAGGTATCGGGTTCCTTCTGAAGATCCGATGTGTCATCCCAAAGGAAACTTTTATCACTATCACTGGCAATAATGAAATTCAAAGAACTACTTCGCGGCGCACAAGCAACAGTTGAAAAAATTCTTTCTCCCAAGAAAGAAGAAAAGATTGAATGTGCTATTGATGATGAAGTAGTTGATTGTTCTGAAGTAGATTCAACTCCTTTTACTGGTATTCCTGCTCCTGCTTATCTTCCAGAGGATCCTTGGTTTGGTCCTACTCCAAATCTTACTGAAAAGCAAAAGGATTATATGGCAGTTGAGATGGAGTGGAAAATTGAAGAAGAAAAAAAGCGTGAAGAGTCTGGTGCAGAACCAGACGACATTCATCAAAAGATGTATGAAATTGCAACACAAAATTGGAACACCGTTAGCGAAAGTCAGGGTGGTTCAGAAAACTTCCAGGAAGGACCTGGTGGTTGGCAATCGGGTAATGGATGGAATGTTTTTAAAAAATGACTGAAGATTGGAGATTTACTGACGAACGTATGCAGCTGAGAGCTGCTGTGTTTCGTGCTCTACAACATCACCTTGACGAGAACTGTAGGGCAGTATATGAGTTTTGTCATGATTGGGTAAGTCAAGGTAATCAAGATACGACCAACGTTGAACTTTATTTTCAGGAGTATTTACGTGATGTTCACCAAGAAAATGTGTGGAAACTTGAAAGTTGCCTTAACCTCAATCCTACTGAGCAGTTGCTTCCTCGCACCGACTCTGAGAGCGGAGAACAAGGCGACTGATCCAATCACTGAGGAAGAATACTTTACGAATCATTCAATGGGATGCATGTTACTACAGGAATGCACCGATCATGTTCAAGAACTTAAAACAGTTTCTGACCTCAACAAACACGAGGAACTTGCTGATATTGATTACAGTATTGTTGCTGATGAGTTTGACTCTCTCGTCCGATCACTTAATAAGGTCGGAGCTAAAGTTTTTCTAGCAGACATGCGATACTTTCCAGTTGGACATCGCGGTGTCTATCATACTGTAAGCAATAACTTCTTTTTGAACGTTGCTCATATGCATCGCCCTGGTACTATGATGTCGGTAATGCGTCACGAAGGATGGCACGCTGCTCAGGATTGTATGGCGGGTAGCATCAATAACAACTTTATCGCGATCATTAGAAATCAAGAAGATGTTCCCAAGATGTATCAGGCAATCGCAAAGAGTGCTTATGCGTCTCAACCACATGCTATTCCTTGGGAAAAAGAAGCATACTGGGCAGGTCATACTGAGGGTATGACTGCTGCAGCACTCAAGTCTTGTGCCGCTGGGACTATGTGGACTGATTATGAACCAACACCAATGACACGCGAATGGTTGATTGAGAAGGGGTTCATCGCTAAATAAAGCTGCCTAACCCCCCTTTTACCATGCCCGAAGAAGTAAAGAAGGAAGAAGTAAAAGAAGAAAAGAAAAAAGGACCTATTGGAAAGTTGAAAGAAAAGGTTGAGGACTCTGAAGAGCATCTCGCCATTCTTTCAACTTTTGTTCGTTTAGGGATTCTTGTTTGGTCTGGTGGTATTCTTACCCTCAACTATGTGACCATTCCTAACTTCCCACAAGGGAAGATCGATCCAACCTTCATAGCCTCCGTCTTCACAGGTGTTTTAGCTACGTTTGGGGTCCAGACTGCTAAGAATAAGAATGGTAATAGTGGTAGTGCCCCTGCAGGTGGTGTGAGCAAATCTGATCTGGAGAAACTGATCAATGCCGCCGCTCAAACTGCCCCTGCTCAAACGATTAGGATCGAGCAAGCACCACTCCAAATCGGAAACGGACCAGCAAAGTCAGACGATTCCTACAAGATGTGATGCCATGAATATTAAGTGGGCGACATTGACAGTGGGAGCATTATTTGGTTTTGCTCATATCGGTATTTTAGGACATATTCTTAATAGACCACAATATCCTGTTATCAATTTTCCAGACGGTGATTATTCTTCGTTTAAGGTTCAGTCTGGAAAAAATGGTTATAGTTTTGAATATAAGGCAAACGATCCTACTGTATTAGAATCAACCAAGTCCTTACAAGTTGATAAGGACAAGCGTGGATTGTTTGGTCCTACTACTGAAATGCGTCGTGAGTTCCGCAATGATCAATACACGATGGATGGCACTCGCAACATGGGAGGTGCTGTAGACCCTGAGGGAAAGTCACTTGCAAAAAGCGAAGAGTGCATCAGGGTGGACGCTGGCGCACGAAGTCAAGGTGCGATGGCGGGAACCGCAATTAGTGCTGGTCTAGTCGTCCCTGCAGTTAGTGGTATACCTTATATCGGATGGTTAGCATCTGGATGGGCAATGCTTCTAGGTAATAAGGTAGGTTCAGAACTTGGTTCTGAAATTGGTTCTGAATTCAGTGATTGCTAATGAATTTAGTTTTAAGACCTCTTGCTGATACTAATGATGTCACATGGAGTATTATCATTTCCATATTGATACTCCTTGCTGGCGTTGCATACTACATATATACAATTATGAGTATGGCATTCAAGGAGTTGGACGATGAGCGATCTGACAAATAAAGATGCAGAACAGGATACAAAGATTGCTGTAATAGATAGCACTCTAGATAATTCTATTCGTCGCATTGAAATGGTTCATAAGCGTGTTGATGGCACGAATGAAGAACTTGAAAAACTTCAAGAACGAGTTCGTAAACTTGAGAGATGGGTGTGGTCTGCTGGTGCAGTCATCACTGCTCTTATAACTATTGTAGGAATAGCAGACTCATTAGACGCCAAGGAGATGAACTATGGGAGCGATGATACCACCAAGCAGGAAGTCGTGTTACAACTTCCGAGTAGTTGAGATAAATCGTGTTGTTGACGGCGATACTATTGATGTCACCATTGATCTTGGG